GCGAGGCCTATGGGCAGGGAGGGCGTTAGCGGGATGTATAGGTCCGGTCGCGGCGGGATACTTGCTAGGTTGGCCCGGTGGCCAGTTATTTTGACTACCCCAGGACCGTCTATTGCCTGCTCGCAGGTTAGCCCTGGATGGCGGTTCTCTGGGTCTGTAGCTGTGTAGATCAGGTCGTGTAATGGCCTTAATTCCCGGAGGGCGAAAAAGGTCCAGTGATCGCCCTCGCCAACGGGCAGCTCCACCCCATAAATCGGGCGTAGTCCCGCCTTCCTGGCCGCCTTGGTCCAACGGGTAAAGCCAAAGGTCGATAGCCGGTCAGAGATGGGCGCATGGCTCCAGCCAATCGCTTGCAGCCGCGCGATGACGTTGGGGATGCTGCCTATGGCGGTGCGGAAACTATAGCCAGTCCGGATGCGTATAGCCGCCTCCCTATTTGTTGGTGGGGGCCGTGCCTACCAGCGGGTGTCTGGTCATCGGCCGTGCCCCCTTCCAGACATCCAGCCCGCAGGCTTTTCAATCCTGTGGCGCCCGGAAACTGTGATCCAGTGTTTGTTAGTCATATCCTCCAAGCCGTATTGTTTTGTGATGTGGGTGCCGTTGTTCTTCGTCTGGACGGCATTTAGGGCATGGGACATACCAGTCGCATTGGACTATGGTATTACGCCCCCAATAAAGGAGACCTGTACCGTCACACTTATCGCATTTGACGACTGCTAGAATCATTGTCATATTGAAGGCCTTCCTGCGACTTGGATCAATTCCTTTTCTGTCAGTCGGAAATGGTGATCGGGTCTTTTTTTGCGCAACTCCGGTGTCCACCTAATAGAGTTGTCGGAGGCGATCTTGACCCAGCCGCGATAGCGCTCTTGAATGTATTGCGCACATTGCGTCTTTTCCTTAGATAAGTTGTGTTGGCGATGACCAACGCCGCGCGGCTCCCGCTTGTGAGCTACATTCGCCTTGGTACAAACCGGAGTATAGCCGTTCATCCAGGCCCTGAGATAGAATTCATGATCCTCCTTCAAGAAGGCCTTCGCATCAAAGTTGCCTATCTTCTCGAACACCTGCCGCTCCACAAGCCAGCAAAATCCTGCCACACGAGCATAAGCAACAACACCGGCTGGAACTTCGCGAAAGAAATTTGAAGCTCCAACTAATCCAAATCTGGGATTGGAGCGGATCACCCTCGTCAAGAGTTCAATGCCGTTGCGTTTCACCAGCGCATCATCATCCAGATTGAGAAACAAGTCAACGCTGGTCCTAGTAAGAAATGTATTTACACACTGCGCCCGTCCGTGAGCTATGCCGCGGTTTTCCTTTGCTATGATGTTACGCAACAGTGAATGGGGCGATGAAATGGATATCTCTTCTGTAGGTATGGGCCGGTCGCTGCCATCCTGATAGATTATGAACTGTGTGGGGATGGTACAATTGCGAACGTAATTCATCAAGCACAACCGTAGCCAGTCCGGACGGTTGAATGTTGTTATGCCGCAAACTAGCGCGGAGGCTACGGAAGCGAGACGCATGTTCACCTCCATTGTTTGCCACTCTCCATAGACATTGTTGTTGCCAATTTGATCAAAAAAGATCTGGCGATACTTGCCTTTCCAAAACTCACCACACAAAAAGCATTGTGGTTCAGGACGCCCAGTCATGCCATGACCGCCGCAGATCTCACAGTGCCATTCCCACAGCACATTGCTCACGGTCATAGCTCTCCGCGCTTGAATAACTCACGGCAACAGCGGATCAACGCAGCACAGTCAGTGCTGGCGCGGTGAGCATCCGCGAATTTTTCTCCAAATAGGTGCTCGTGCAATGTGCTCAGGGTCAGCCGCCTTCCGGTAAGATGAACAGTTTGCTCCACAGTACAGATGGTGCGCGGCCATTTGATCTCTAGCCCAACACGTTGCATCTCGATGTCTAGGCACTCGCAGTCAAAACTCGCGTTGTGGGCAATGACGCTTGGCGCCTTCTCGATTAGCTCGATAATGATCGGAGCGATTACTCCAAAGTCTGGTTGATTGGCGACCATCGCATTGTCTATGCCGGTGATCTTTGTGATCTCTTCTGAGATAGGTCTAGCTGGCTTTATGAAGTGGTGGAGGTAGGTAAAGCTAGTCTCATTAGCAAGATCAACCATCTCGGCGTAGATCTCAATAATCTCCGGCAACCAGCTATCTGCCATAGAGCGGTTGGCGACTAGCGCGGTAGTCTCAGTGTCAAGAACTAGGGCGATCATTCAATAATATTCCCCAACACTCAAGTTGAGCTTTGGACAAGCGTTCGGCAAAGGCAAAAAGTTCCGCCCTATAAACCACGACAACCGGCTTTCCAGCAGCTTCGAATTTTTCTTCAAGTTTGCGTACCTCTTCCCGCAGCTCGGCATCATCCTTCGGAGCATTAGTCATTTGTAGCCTCCTTCATCATTTTGGCAATCGCCATTCAAAATTAGTTAGTGATGAAGTCATGGGGATGCCTTTGACAATATCGATCTTTTTTAGTGTCTTATTCCAGCGCACTGTAGCAATAGGTCCGCCCACACGCTCACGCACCTCCACTAAGGAACCATCCTTGGGGAAGCTATCCATAGCGTTCCACTCGCCCATATTGAAGTCTTCAGCCCGGAGCTCATGTATCTTCTTTTCCATATTCTTTGCCTATTTACTTTGTTTGTAGTTTCAAGATAAGAGAGTTATTATTCACTCGGCTCGCCGGACAGCGAGAGCAGCGCGCAACGGCAATAGGTCCGCCCGCCCACACGCCTTGGGAAAAACTATCCATAGCGTTCCATTCGCCCATAGTGAAGTCTTCACCCGGCTCGCCGGACAGCGAGAGATCGCGTCAATCATCCGCTTCATCCTCTATTTCAGCAAGCACATACGCTAGCTCAATTACGGTTTCCCAAAAACGCATCCAAGTGCCGCAGCCAACGTTGTCCGGTCGCGGTACGGTTACGCCATTGAAGACTATCTCATCCATTCGGATCTCGATCAGCGATGTCAGCTCTCGCACCATCTCGGACTGCAAGCATTGCAAGATAGACAATTGCATCCTGGAGAGAGTCATTGTGGCCACTATCCCATTGTACCGCGTAACGGGTCAGCTTGACTAGCTCTAATGCCACTAAAAGGAAACGGGCATGATCCTCCGCGGTCCTTAGGGTGATGCCGTCTGGAAACAGCGCGGCCAGCATCTTTGCCAGCCGCTCGTGGTTATCGCGGTAGGTCGCGGCGCGCTCTAGGTGGAGCGCTGTGGCCTCACGCAACACGCTCTCTACGTCAGCGCCCATTTCGGTTCCTGCTGTTTGACGAAATGTAGACGGCGGATGAACTTGAAGTAATTGCCTGGACCTATTTGATAGACCCGGTAGTGGTAGCGGCGGCCATAGCCCGCGCTGACTGGATCTGTCAGGAATTTTGAAGTGTGGGAGGCGGTTACAGTCTCCTGTACCAATTTCCAGTGGCGCATATCCGGAAAGTTCTCGCCATCGTCCAGATGCGCGCCTATATGGCTTAGGAATGGCAGGTTGAAATTGTAGTTGCTGTTGTCCTGATGCCAGTGCGGCCCGGTAATATAGCGGATAATCTCTAGCTCCATACCTAGATCATAGGCGAACTGCAGCTCTGCAATATTAATGTCCTGCTTTACTACGCCGTTAAGCACGACGCGGGAGGTAGCGGTTACCATATCCTTAATCCAACGGTCATCTAGAATTTTCAGATCCTCCTTCAGAAAGTCCGCAATCTTTGGCGTAGCACAATAGTAACTTACCTGATCAATGCGCATAGGTTCAAGGTCCTCCATATTGAATATCGCAACCAGCTAGGTATTTGTGCCGTTGCTTGCTCGACAATAGAAAGGCGATGAACTCTGCCAATGTGTATGGGTCTGTCTCCTCACCAGCAGGTAGCGCTTCGAGCTGATACTTGCGCGCTTCTTCTGATGTCCAGCCGCGTAGCTCGATCACACGCTTCTCGATATAGGATGACATAGCGGTACCGCTGAGCTTATTAGGTGAAATAGAGAACACAGTGATATTGTGAGTCTTGATTAGCTCACGCGCGAGCTGTCTGGTTGCCATTAGCGCTGCGGCCTTGGAAGCGTTGTAGGCGAGCGAGGCGGTCATCGGGACGTGGCTGGCGTTGGAGACTATATTCAACACCGTACCATTGCGCAGCTTCGGCAGCAATAGCTTTGTCGTCAGAAAGATACTCTTGACGTTAGTATCCATAACCCGGTCCCAGTTAAGCTCCTCTAATTTCGCAAGGTAGTCAATATGGTTGACACCAGCGCAATTGATCAGGATATCGATGTGATGCATGTGCAAGATATTTACCGCCTTGGTGATAGACGCGGCGCTAGTTACATCAACCTTCGGCAAAGACCATTCAATAACCTGATGCTCGGACATAGTTTTAACAATAGCCTTACCAAGCCCGGAACCAGTGCCTGTAACAATGGCGATGCCCATAGTCAACCCCCAGGCATTTGTACTGTGAAAAAGCCAAGCGTCCGATAGGCCGCGCAAACGTCCGCCCGGTCGTCAAAGGCGATCACTGGCTGATTGATCTTGACCAGATGATAAGCTTCAGCCAAGGCTACCTTCAAGACTGGTGACGGGCGAAAGTCATCGTTGGGCCGCATAATCAGCTCTGGGATCTTTACCCGGTACCTAAATAGCCACTGGTTAGTAAGTTTGCGCCACCGCTCCGGTCGCGTTGTGATACAAACGATGCGGCAAAAATCCGATAGCTCATTAAGTAGCGCGACCATTGGAGCATTTATCTTATCGTCCTTGCTGGCGGCGTGATACTCCTCCCAGTTGCCCTTCAGATTATCGCGCCAGCTGGACTGCGCGAGCGTCCCGTCAATATCTGTGATGATGATGATCATGGCTCAGTGCTTATGATTAACTTGACTTTCTGGTTGATCTCCAGATCCGGCTTCTCCATTGAGATCCAGATGCTATCTAGCATCCCGTCCAGCAGCACATACCATCCCATATTTTCATACTCGCTGTGAACCTCGTCATCCTTGACCTTGACTGAGCGGAGCAGCTTGCTCTTTTGCTCCAAGCGGACTGTCCGCGTATGGAAAACATATTGCATCTCTAGATGAACCCTTTTTCTTTTGCCAGCCACTCTGGCATAGTGAATGTTCCATCTTCGTTGTTTTCGACTTGCGACTTGGGGACCCATACCATATTTTTGCCGTCGAAGATCCGCCAGGCCCTCTCTGTCTCGCCAACAACCTCTACGGCGACATCAAATAGTTTTTGATCTTTGTTCATTTTGAATTGATTTCACCCCCAAGTCGCCTTCAGCTTGTCTACGTCCTTGAGCGCATCGTTGATCTCCGGAGCGTCCACCGGGCTGCGGTTGCCCAGGGCGTCGCGCAATAGCTTGTCCAAGTGTGGCGTTTCCGTCCGCGGCGGACTAAGGAAGATATTGGTCCAGGGATGTACCGCCAACACCTCCGCCTTCATAGCCTTCACCACTTCAGAATATTCGTCCTGAGCCCGCGGGTTGTCGCGCTTACCGCACAGGTCCGCGAACGCTCTTAGGTTGAAGCTAGTGACGATGTTAGTCAAGACATTAGTTGGCAGGAGACCACGCGCGTCCTGCGCCGGGACACTAGCCTTGCGCAGTTCCTTGTAGCTCTCCGCGATTACTCCCATCGTCAGCTCCCAAAGCTTCTCCTTACCAGCCGCCTTGACAGCGACTGGAACCAGAGTATCAAAATCACTCATATCCGCTACCCGCATAGCCTGCTGCGCAAAGCTCGCGTGGCGCGACCTAACAAATTGGTGGGTGAAGGCGCGTGTCACGCCTGTGATTTGCCAGGTATAGCTAATGAACTCCCACGATGAGCGGATGGTTCGCGAGATAGCCTCTAGCTCACGATCAATCTCGGTCCTGGGCATGACCTCAATGATGGAGCGCAGGACGCTGCCCTGCGTTAGCCGGGTAGACTTGGCGTAGATCAATAGCCGCGCGGCGTAGCCGGATGGATCCTTGGCTCCCGCGCCGGTGTAGTCGAGCAGTGATACCTTCAAGACTCGTGCTCCTCATTTTCGATTTGCGAGGTAGGGGCGGCTCTCGCTGTTGTCCCGGCGAGCCGGGTAGTTCATCCTCGCTGCTCCAGCGCGGTAGCCTCTCGCTATTGTCCCGGCGAGCCGGGTAGTTTCACTTGATCGCGCTCGCACTCGATCTCTCTCGCTGTTGTCCCGGCGAGCCGGGTAGTTTCATTTTCGCTTTTGTCCCGGCAAGCCGGGTAGTTTCATCTTGGCAAGGCCCGAATGAGCGAGTCTGCCCCTCTCGCTTTTGTCCCGGCGAGCCGGGTAGTCTCGTGCTTGAGGACGGCCCTAGACCGAAATCCAGCTCTCGCTTTTGTCCCGGCGAGCCGGGTAGTTTCATCTCAACAATTGTAGTCCTTTCTTCTCCGCATCGTTCAATATTTCCTCTCGCTGTTGTCCCGGCGAGCCGAGTAGTTTCATCTCGTTAAACTGTTCGTAGGCAGGTCGTCATGACCGTCGCGCCTGCTCTCGCTTTTGTCCCGGCGAGCCGGGTAGTTTCCAAACAAATTTACCGGAAGCCAACAACGCGTTGGCGCAAGGTGTATCGCGTTACTGACCTATCGCCCCTATCGCGCCGCTCCGCTTCCCGTTTGCGGCGCGCCTTGTTTATCTGATCCTTGCGCTCGCGTGAGAAAGGAATGATCTTGGTGCCACGTACACCTTCAACAGTATAATTGTGAGGCGGAACGGCAGCCAATACCTGTCTTTCAATCTCTGGCAGCGGAGTTTTTTTGCGGCGCAATGCGTGGATTAGCTTATCGAAAAGGATCAGCCATTTGCGTGGTATCTTTGGCGTATCAGCCGACCAGCGGTAGCCATCCATACACCACCGGATCTTTCCAGCATCGATGCGCACCTTTGAGTCGTGCGGCAACACGCCAAATCGATCAAACAAACTTCGTGTAATTGACACCCTCTCCATGCACTTGGCTACATCTCGACAGCCTTCAATTCCGTTGACGATATCGGACTTTGATACCTCAACCGGAAAATGGGTAGTTTGGATCTTCTTAGTTTTGATAACCACGGTCTGCCTCCCTCACATCTGATAGTCGTCACGGCCCTGGAACATCACCAGCTGAAAATCCTTGTTGAAGAACCAACAAGGGCCAAAGTCGTCGCGGAACAACTTAGGCTCGACATTCCTCACAGTGCGCTCAACATTGCCAAGCGTGTCGTGTGCAATAAAGACTGGCGGTTGTTCCTTGTCATAGTTATTGGCGAACACAATATAGGCGTTCTCGACATAACGCGCATCCAGCGATTTGCGCGCACGCTTTAGCCCGCGTTCGCCTACCGGAAAGTCAGGACCGTTCTGACTCTGGTTACAGACCAAGCAAAACCAATTCCCAACTCGCCAGATCTGGTTTGGAGCGCACGCGCACTCACGCTCGATGTCTCTTCTACGGTGAGCAGTACCGTTCAGAAACATATTCTCTATTTTGGCTAAAATCATCGCAGCATCCTTTCATTGGGTTCAGACGTTCAGATTTCACCATTCAATCAATTTGGGTTATGAGCCCAATCTCATCCCATCATCTCCTTTTTGCCCATTACGCTGGAATAGTCTGGGCCTCTCGCTTTTGTCCCGGCGAGCCGGATAGTTTCATCTCTGACGACCACCGCTCTCGCTGTTGTCCCGGCGAGCCGGGTAGTTTCATCTCGTGCCGAGACCGTGTGGCCCTCTCGCTGTTGTCCCGGCGAGCCGGGTAGTTTCATCCCATGATATCCTTTTCCTCTCTCGCTGTTGTCCCGGCGAGCCGGGTAGTTTTATCTCGTGCCGAACCGGCCTTCTTCTCTCGCTGTTGTCCCGGCGAGCCGGGTGCGATGCTCTTGGACCGCTTCCGATTTGCTCATCGCCTCTCGCTTTTGTCCAGGCGAGCCTGGTAGTTTCATCTCACGCGCTGGACCACCATGGCATCACATCCATCACATCCCTCTCGCTTTTGTCCCGGCGAGCCGGGTAATTTTACTTGGTCAAAGATCCGCGCCTCTCGCTTTTGCTCCGAAGATCGAACTCAACCTTGAACGCGGCCACACGCAGCAGTGAATAGAGATAGCCAGATTTGGTAAAGTGGAACACTCGGATAGATTGAGACAGGTTGTCAAGCGCGGCAACCACCATGGACGGGAAAAATACAGCACGAGGCTCATCGTTCTTGGTAGTGGGAATGTATGCAAATCCATCTTGCAGCCTTATCATCGGAACCGCGCTCTCGCTGTTGTCCCGGCGAGCCGGGTAGTTGTCTCAAGCCATGAGTGACCCAGGCGGCTCTCGCTGTTGCCCCGGCGAGCCGGGTAGTTTCAAAGGTTAGCCCATCATCTCCTTTATTTCGATAAACTCAATTTGATCTCTCAGATGTGACGCTTCAACATGATGCAACCACACCTGATCCTTTGCGCGGCGCTGATCTAGAGCCCGCACTTGAGATACTCTTACCCTATTCCAGCCTGTGAAGCGCCAATGAACCTCATAGCCGATTGGGCCTTGATCAGATAGTGTTTTCATGGGCTTGGGACCTCACTCCTCGTGTGGGGTGGAGCTTGACGTGCTCTCGCTTTTTGTCCCGGCGAGCCGGGTAGTTTCATCGCGCTCACCCGATTGATCCTCTCGCTGTTGTCCCGGCGAGCCGGGTAGTTTTATCTCACGCGCCGTACGTCCTCTCGCTGTTGTCCCGGCGAGCCGGATAGTTTTATCATCAATCAACTCGATCCTTGAACGAAGATCTCTCTCGCTGTTGTCCCGGCGAGCCGGATAGTTTCACCTCTAAGCGAGCGGCACCTCTCGCTTTTTGTCCCGGCGAGCCGGGTAGCTCCATCATCAAGCGCAGACCGTACTGCTCTCGCTGTTGTCCCGAGCCGGGTAGTTTTCCTGCCGATAAACCTCTCGCTGTTGTCCCGGCGAGCCGGGTAATATCTCTATGAACTCGATTTGGTCACACTTAGTCGTGACGCTGACCTCTCTCGCTGTTATCCCGGCGAGCCGGGTAGTTATGTTGCATCAGCAGCCTCACCACCAACAATCCTGGCCTCCAGGAGGATCAATCTTCCGGCTGCCAAGCGTTGCGTTAAACGTTGCCGAGCTGCGCCTTGCAGCACTCGCCCCGCGCCCAGCATTACATTGCAATTCTTTGCTTCAGCCGCGCCAGTCGTTATGGCTTCGAACGCGGCCTCTGCCATCTCGACTGATCGATTGAGCAAATCCATCTCATTCTTGATCGTGGGATGGATCAATGCGACTTGGCTCTTGGATATCGTCATTAGCTATTCCCTTTCTCTCTCACTGTTGTCCAGGCGAGCCTGGCTTGGCCTTTCTTTCTCTCTCGCTGTTGTCCCGGCGAGCCGAGTGATTAGATAGCTTCCTCTCCTCCAACACAATTCTGGCTTCCAGTAGGCGTTGCGTTAAGCGTTGCCAAGCTGCGCCTTGCAGCACTCGCCCCATGCGGTCCTCTCGCTGTTGTCCCGGCGAGGATATTGTCATTTCACTCTTTCTCCTTTGTTGTCGCGCCTAGTGGAGAAGAACTCTCGCTATTATCCAGGCGAGCCTGGGTTGGCCTTGCGTATCTTGCGCGCAGTATTGCGCAGCTTACGACCTGTGTCAACTAATACAGAGCCGATTGCGATAGCCGGTGTTTCGTCCTCAATAATGTCGCACCGGATGCCTGCCTCCTCTGCCTTGTAGGTCAACATCGCAACAGCAGCGGCAGGTGCCATAGATAAAACACTACGGTTGATCTTCGATACTGTGTCCGTAGCCGCTCCCCATTGCTTTTCGTCGCCATGTGGAGAGACAACGTGATCGCTGACCCTTGGCGTTATTATGGTCAGATCCTTAGCGCGGCTGACGAGCCTAGTGCTCCACACGTGGAGGGCGTCGCGCCGGATCCGCGCGCTGCGCGCCGATAGGCTGCTGATCTCCTGGTTGGCCTCAACCCAATCCGGATCGCGCGGACTGCGGCGCGGCCAGCGTTGGTCGCGCTCTGACTTGAGTTCATCAATTATCTCAGTCAAATCGTGAGCACGTAACAGACCCTCTGGTGTTTCCGGCTCACCCGCTACGCGCGCAAGACAAT